CTCGGTAAGTGATCGGGATGGAACAACGACGGAACCATCCCATTTGAAAACAAATGGACTATGGTTCGCGTCGTCACTACGCGCGAAGCTGCGAGCAATAGAAACTATTGCTTAGCGTTTGTCAAATTTAGCTCGGTTGGCGATTGCACGATACCGATTGCGTGCGTGCGGATAGGCTGTTCTCTCGCCTGCATCCTTGCGGACAATGAACATCTTTGGCGTCTTGGCATAGCGGCCTTCGGCAATCATCACTGGCTCTGCGATGATGTTTTCAACCGATGTGGCAAGGCCAGCTTCGACGGCTTCGTCTGCACTAAACCAAGTTTCGTCCGCTAGGAATTGCTTGATTTCATCAGGGCTGTATTTTCCTTGCATCCTGGCCGCATAGGCTTCGGTGATGCGTTGCTCGTACAGATCCAACACATCCGCCGTCTTCCGCATTTCGGTTGCGTTGCCCATCGCAATCGTCCATGGGCTGTGGATCATCATCACCCCGCCTTTTGCAATGGTGATCGTCTTGCCGACCATTGCAATGTAGGACGCTGCACTTGCCGCGATGCTGTCGATGGCAACATTGACCTCGCCAGGGTGCCGCTCAAGTGCATTGAAAATAGCAACAGCCTCGTCCACCGACCCACCACCGGAATTGATTCGCACAGTCACAGGTGCATCTTGTGGCATCTTCTTCAGTGCAGCCATGACGCTAGACGCATCGATCATGCCCATCCATGCGGGTCCGATGTCGTCGTAAAGAAACATTTCGCTGGTGTTGGTGTCGAAGTCAAACATCGGCCATGTCATCCCTTAGATAAATGCTGTTCACTCTAGTTCTGGCTACTGGCACATAGCCGCTATAGCCTGCAATGTCATCAAGTCGCTCGTGGCGTGCCTGAATACGGAAGTTGTTTACGGTCGGCATCCCACAAAGCCACTTTGGCACTTGCTTGTGGAAGTCGTTGGAGCCTGTCATATACGGCCCTGCGATGTCGTAATGTTCTACCATTAGGATGGCAGGACTGCAATTTTTCAGAACCTTGGTCATGATGTACTCGTCAATGCCGTCAACATCAATCACAACGATTGCAGTGCGGCCAGAAACAGCACTTTCGTCGTCGAATGCACCATAGATTGAAAAGGATTTGTATTGCATCAAGACTTCGGAAAGCGATGTCCTGCTGTCCGGGTCCATCTCATATGCGTGCAAATGCCAGCCCGCTTTGGCGAATGGCTCCAGTGTTAGCGGCAAATCCTTGCCATTGCCTGCACCGATCTCGACGCACACGCGGTCAAAGTCATCATCAATCCGGCTGGCAAGCTCAACCAGCATTCCCTGTTCGCCGTATTGCCAGCCTGTGGCAAAATCGGCAAGCCATTCAAAACCTGTGGCAAACCACTTGTAGTCATCCGCCCGCATATCGCACATCCCAATCTTCGGTTACTTGTGCCACAAGCGTTGGCAAGTCATCCGCCGAATTGCCAGTAAATGCCGCCCGCAGCATATCCTTTGATTCCTCGCAATGTTGCTTTGCCAGGGCTTTATCATGTCCAGCCTTGGCAATCGCATTCCCAAGTGTAGTCTCCCACTTTGCATAGAAGCAATCGATTTCGTTTATTGCGTTTGGCTTTTTTGCGTGCTTCTCCAGCCGCTTGGCTTCAACATCTGTCATGTGCTGCATGATTGATCGCAGGCCAGCATTGGTTGTGTCAGTCTCGCCGGTGGTCTGTGTGTTGTCCGGTTCGTTGGCTGGTGGCGGCTCTGCACCACTGCCAGGAGTAATTGCCGGATTCTCGTACACATCGCCGCCTTCATACGGATTCATGTCCAACTTGGCGCGTGCCTCGTTCGGCGAGTAGATGCGGCTGGTGATGCCGATGGCGAATGTCTCCATCATGGTCTTGTGATCTGCACGCAACAGGTCAGACACCATGAACTTGAAGAAATAGCGTTCCGATTGCTGGCTAAGTAGCTTGCGGTTGCACTCCTCCTCCCATTTGACCAGCCATCGCATCAGGCAGTTTTGCAGGTATGCAAGGTTCTTTTGCTCTAGGCTGTTGTAGCTGACGCTTTCATTGTCGCCGAGGATACTTTCAAGCAAGAACCACAAAGCCGCGTCTTGCCGCTGGTATCGGCGGTGTTCGACCATCTGGGCTTCTTGGCTGTTCATCTGCACGACGTTTGCTTTGATGCCACGTGTCAACAGGCCAGCCTTGTCGGCATTCTCGCTGCCGCTGTGATAGCTGTTGAAGTCGCTGATAAATTGCCTTGCGTCTTCTTCCTTGCGAAATGCTTCTGGTGGTGCCTCTAGCAACATCGCCGCCTTGAATCCCTTCTTGAAGCCGTTCAAAATTCGCCTGTCGGATTCCAGGCCAATAGCCCATGAATCGCTTGCAGCCTTCCACAGACTTACGCCTGCGTAACTGTCAAATCCAAGGCCAGGGATGTGAATGATATCTTCGTCGCCGAATAGGATGTAGTTTTCCTTGTTAGGCTGCACGTATTGCAAGATCGCATCGTCTGCCGTGTCTGGCAGGTGCAAATACATCTTTGTGCCTTTGACCAAGTCCGGTGCGGTCCTGCTTGGATGCAACGGTAGCAATTGCACTGGCCGATTGTTCTGCCGCAGAATGTAGGCGTAGGCGTTGCCCCATAGTAGTGCATGAGCTTGCAGCGTTTCCTTAAATGCAATCGGGGACTGCCACGCATTAGGTGCAACACGCAGCAACTTATAGGGTGCAATGTCGGTCGCTGGCTGGATTGTGCCGTCTGTGCTTTTGCGGTAACAGATCAACGGCAACTGCCCAACATGGCCAGCAATCTTGTTGACCGCGTACCAGATCGGCGGGTATTTGATTGCCTCCTCTGGTGTCACGTATTTCCCGCCGGAAGTGCCGAGAAGCATTTCCGAAAGCCAATTTGAGATGTTGCGAAAATTGAACATGGCTTACCTATGCAAAGAATGCTTTGCCGCTGTAGGTTGAAGGTGCGGAATTGACAGCACGGAATGCCATCACTGCCGCTACGATCGGGTCAATCTTTTCCTTGGACGTTGCTTTGTCGAACATCCACCTATCCGCCCGATCTTTAACAATCACTGCATTACCAGCACACCACCGCAAAAGCGGATCGCCGTTGTGTGTTATCCGCCCGTCGTTTAGGCAATTGAGGAACTCGCGAATCTGCTGATCGAATTGCACGTAGTTTTGAGGCATCCGAACAGGCTTCAAGCCTTCTTCTTCTAATTCGTTTGCAAGGTGCATAGCCTGATATGGATCATGTGCAATATACTCGATTCCCAGCTTTTCGCATTGCTGAATTAAATCGTCTCGCAATGTCGGAATAGGATGTCGGGAGATGTGCAGAAGTCCCGAGGTTATAAACCTCGCGAACGGTTCGGCTGTCAAATCTCGTTTTGTGTCCTGTGCGATATAGGATCGCTGCAAGAACTCGTACCGATAGATTGGATGTTCGCCACTGTCGTCAAGCACAAACCTGGCGCACAGCACATTAGCACATAAGTCATCGCGGCCACCGAGGTCAAACCCTGCCGCGATTGCATCAGCTTTCGTCCAGTCGGATAGATCGCTTTCGCATTCGTCCCATGTGTCAAGATCAATCGCTTGCTCTGTGGCGGACACCATGGTATTGCAGTGATACCGCTTGAAGCGATTCATCGACACGCTGTCGTTCTGTGCCTCGCGTGCCATCTCGCGAAGATAATCTTCGTTGACAGATACGCCTAGATTTGGGTTGCTCTTGATCCACACCGATTCATCTAGCGGATCGTCCTCTTCGTCAATGCTGGCAATGTAGCCAAACACGCTTTCATCCTCGATCCTTCCGTCTAATACTTGTTTCACATAGTCGGACTCCTCTCGCCAGATCAAGCTCTTTTCATCACCTGCCGTGGTGATCGTGCAGATTAGTGGCTGTGGCCTTGCACCCGATCCTGTCCGCATCGTGTCATAGAACGGCCTGTGGTGCTCCTTCATTGCGTGTTGCTCGTCCAGCATGACACAGTGAGGATTTAAGCCATCGAAAGGCTTGTCGCTTGCCAGTGGCCTAATAAACGATTGCGTTTCTGGGAATGTAATGTTGTCGCGCAAAATCTTCGCACGCTTCATCAACACAGGCGATTGCCGGATCATGCTTTCGCTGTCTCGGAACAATAGCCTAGCTTGGTCAATCTTTGTTGCTCCGATGTAGACTTCGGCGGACTGCTCGCCGTCTGCCATTGCCAGATAGATGGCAAGGCCACCGCACCATGTTGTCTTGCCGTTCTTGCGACCGACTGAAATATGGGCACGACGGAATCGCCTAGTACCATCTGCACGCTTCCAGCCGAGCAGGCAGGCATTGCAAAACATCTGCCAAGGCGAAAGCTCAAACGGCTGTCCTGCCCATTTGCTTTTAGCGTGCCGGAAGGCAACAGGAAAGAAAAGGCAAGCGTCTTCGGCTTCGTCTTCGTCGAAATAGTATGGGAAGTCCTTGGAGGCTTGCCGTTGTAGGTCTGCCACATGGCGTGCGACTGCGTGCCGAACATACTTACCACATGGCAAGTCGCCGGATAGTATCATGTCGCAATATCGCTCCACCTCCTGGAGCGGCTCGCCAAACTGTATCAATTTCGCTGTGCCCTCCGCTTAAGAAATAGCGTCATTGGATCTTCAGCGTCTTCGTCCTTGGCTGGCATTTGCAGCGTTGCACGGCTTTGTGGTGTCCAGCCGAATTGACGGCCCAGTTTGTCCAGGCGATCCACGCAGCTAGTCCAGGCAATCCGCAATTCCTTGTCTACTGGATCGGCATCAAATAGCGGCTGGATCTTGCAGTAGGTCTGCCATGTCTGGCAATACAACATCAACGCATCTTTGTCGAGATTTGTAAGCACTTCTGGCGGAAGTGCCCCGACGATACGCTTCCACATCTCTGCGGCATGTTCGCCGAGATTGCCAGGAACTGGCATCGGTGCCGGTTGCACTTTGTTGTCAACACGGTTTGCGTGTCGATGCTTGCGGTATGTGCCATCTTGCAAGTGCTGGTCTGTCGGCTTTCCTGGCCTGCCGCTCGCACCCTTAACTCCTGGCATTATTTAACTCCTCGTGTCGCCGTTGGTGGCATCGCTTGCAAAGTGCGACGATGTTGTTAGGGTCAAGCCTGCGGTGCCTGTCCTGGCTGATCGGGATGATGTGGTGACATTCTACCGATGCAACGATCCTGCCTTCCGGCAAGCAGTCCTCGCACAATGGCCGCTCTTTGCGAATGTTCTCGCTCATCCGCTTCCAAGTGCTATCGTAGCCGTTTTCATTTGTGGTCTTGTTGTTTGTGCGTTTATCACACTGACCACATCGACCATCGACCACGCGATTGCACTTTGCACAGAATCTCATTGCATCACGCGTCCTTATTTGCTGCTGCCTTAACAAGCAGGAGTCCTTGTGAGTAAACAGCCTTTGGTGCCGCTTCGTCACGCAAAGCATATCGGAATTGGCCAACCTCATCAGTCACTGCCACAGGATAGGCGAAGGTAACGACGTTGCTGTTGTCGCCGCTGACCGTCACGCTTGCCGATGCAACAACGCCGGTGTCAGTTTCTTCCATGTCCTCAAAAATAACCGTCAGCGTCTTGCCGGATAGATCGAGTGGCGTTGTGCCGTCCGCCTCGTAGACAACCAACACTTGGCTGATTGTTTCGCCAACATACGCGATTAGGTTTGTCGTGTCGGTGCGTGTTGGCGCGAACGATGCTGCTGGAATGATTGTCGTGCCGCCTCCACCACCGCCACCAGTTGCATCCCTGATCGCTTCCAGCGTATCAGTGCTTGCCGACCACGTAGCCCCCTTGATCTCGGTCAGCT